GTTTAGTGTCAGCAAGTAACGCTAGTTTAAGTGTCCTAATGTCAGCCATTATAAACCTGCTTTCCAAGCGTCTCTAATTTTTTCATAACCTTTAAGCCATTCCTGAGCAATTGTAGGTTGAAATCTTGACATAGCACGATACAACCACCAACCCTCTTTACCACCCTTGCCAGAGCGTCTAGGGAATTGTTTATATTGCTTTGACCCGAATTCATTACCCATTATCACATAACCAGCACTAAAAGCACTAGAGCCAACTTTACGATTACCACCAATACTAAAACTTGGTGCTTTATCAGACTTAGATATTTTAATCGAATCAGCAACGGCTTGTGCTTGTTTAACATTATAAGGCGCATTATTAGCTGCACCTTTAGCATAATTAGCACCTCTTTCTGCTAATGTGCTAGCAATTTGTTTCATATCATTTTTAGCGATATCGTCCATTTTGCTAAACGCACGTAATAAACCACGATAATCTTTATCAACTTTTACTAACTGTACTGTCTTAGCCATCAGCTCGCTCGTTCAATATGTCTATAGCCGTTGCCCAAATTTCGGGTTCTGCATTGAGCCAATAATCGGGTGTTATCCCAGTTGCTATTGCTAATTCTATTGCTGTGCGCCCAAGACTTCGGGCTTGGTAAAATTTGCTGTCTCAAAATCAGAAGCTGCAATATCGGTGACTTTTGATTTCCAAGTGTCAAAGTTTTCGATTTTCTTGGTAATACGTTGCTGAATTTTATGAGCCAAGAATAGTAAAAGTGTGTTACTTGGTGTGCTTTCGTCAATAAGTATTTTAACAATTGACTTACCTGCGTATAGTTCTTTTTCTGCAAGTGAAAGTTCGATTGGTCTTGTCCATTCTTCAAACTTCTCACCTGTTTCTAATTCCCACGTTAATTTAAGTTTAAGCATTTGTGTGCCCCTGTTCTTTAGTTGTTGTTATGCAGTTAGGTCTTCTGTTGGTATGCCGACAACTTGTAGAGATACTGAACAAGTTTGTACGTCTGCACCTGAAGCTGTAACGCTTGGATATTGTGGCAATACGTAACCAGTTAATGTTACACCAGTTCTTAATGTCATAATAAACGCAATTGTAGTATCTGGGGCTGACTCTGTGCCGTCCCATAATACTTTGTACAAGCTGTTTGGTGTTGCGCCTGCGTCGTTTAAGAACTCAATGTCAAGTGTAACGTTTGAGTCAATGTATTTGTAAGCTTTGCCTGCGAGGGTGTCAAAAGTTAATCTTTCTGTATCAAAGTTGATAGCAGAAGAAGTAATCTGCTCTGAGTAGCTATTTCCGTTAACACTCAAAGTTAATTGACGACCACTTAAAATAGTTGTTGCCATTGTTGCCTTTCCTAGCCTGTGTAGGCTGTTTGTAGTTGGATTTCAGCAGATAGCAAATCTGTGCTATTTGTCTGCCTAATTCTCGGACTAGATACTGACAGTATAACCCAATTAGTCGGTATAAGTGCCAAGATTGTTTCTATATCATCTTCCAAGTTTGTTAATGCGCTTGGGTTTGAATACGTAGTGCTGACTATTTCAAGAGTTAGTCTTACGTACCAATTCTTTGAATTACCAATAGCAATTGGTTCAAGGTATGGGTCACCAGCTAAAATAAGAGCTGCTGGTGGAATTATAATATCTGGTACGTGGTCGTATGCAGAATATTTTGTGTTATCTGTAATTGCTGTTTTAAGACCTGAACGTAGCGTACTTAAAGCCATAATTAACCTACTTGACTATTAGAGTCAATATATTTACTTATTAAACCTGTAACTTTGTACAAAAGGGTTCTACCCATTCTGTATGGGGCTGGTGTGTAATCCAGGGCTTGTTGTGTGCCACCTGCAGCTAGTCTTGATTGAAATACGTCTACAGCGATTTGTAGCACAGCTTCTTCTACAGCTGCTACGTTGTTGTATTGGCTTAAAGTGTTAGCTGCTGCTGTTCCTGATGGAATAGTCCAATGTCTATCAAAATCTGCGTGAACTTGTGTAAATGTAAAAGAATAAGCGTCTGGTATTTCTAAAACTGTTTTTGTGCCTGTAATTCCTGGGTGGTGTGAATCTGTAATTGTTAAACTTTGACCTACATAAAATTTATGTGGTACTTGTGTGTAATTTGTCCAAACGTTATCTTTTGACGAATGTTCTACTATTGCAACTTTGTGTTGTGTAAGAAAATCACCAATAGCATCTTCTGAAGTATCTATAATCGCGTTTAATGCTGTGTCGTCGTAGAGAGTATTTGGAACGCCAAGTACAGCTCTTAATTGTGCTGCTGTTACTAATACTGGCATTTCTTGTTCCTCTCGTTAAGGGTGAGGGTGGCACAGGGGCGAACCACCCTCACGTTTATTTAGTTATTATCAGGTGAAATTGTAATGGCAAGAACCATTAGCAATTTTTACTGCTACTGCACCATATCCGTAATAGTTAACGTCAATTTGACCTGTGTTAATTACGTTTGTGCGTAGGCTTAGACGTGGTGATTCGTACCAAGTGTAAGCGTCTGGGTTGATAACAAACATTGAGCCGTCACCAGTTGTATATGTTAATGCAGACAAGCTACGGGAAACATATAAATCTAATCCACCAACGTTGCCTCTTAATGAAGTTGGTGAAACTACACCACCAGCATTTTGAGGATTTGTTGCTGTAAAGATTGGTCGACCACCAGATTCTACGTAACCCATAATGTTACCCCATTGTTCTGGAGAAACTACAATGTTACGAGCAAAACCTAGAGAGTCCTTGTAAACTTCTGCAGCAGCTTGTGCTACGAAGCCCATAAGACCAGTTGCTGTGTTAGCTTGTGCTGTTGCAGCAATTTGACCACTTGAAATGATTTGATTTGTTACATATTCATCAGTTGCTTTTGCGTATGCGTATTCCATTTGGCGAACTAATTCGTCAAAGAATAGTGGTGATGAACGGTCTAACAATTCTACTGAGAATGTTTGTTGTCCACCAAATTTTTTAACTGCAACTGAAACGAATGAAGCTGCTGTATCTGTTTCTGATAATGCTGCTGCTTCGTCTGCTTGTGCAACTGTTGGTGCTGTTGTAATTTTTGGAATTTCAAAAGACATACCTGCTGGTGGCAAAGTTGCTCTTGAAATAGCGTCAATAGAACCTCTATCAGCGTTTGCAATTCCGTTGATTACTTCTTGTGTTTGTGGTGTTGGAATGAAACCTGCGTTGTTTGAGGTTGTGTCAGCTGCCATTACATATTGACGGCTGTCTTCGTTACCAAGAGCTGCTCTGATTGAGTGTTCTAGGTAAGAAGCCTTTGAAGTGATTGGGCTTCTTGGTGCTGTGAAGATTGCAGGACGCACGTTGCGTTCTTGGGCTTCAACAGCTGGGGTAGCTACAACTTCTGCTGCAGCTTCCTCTACTACTTCTGGGGTAACTTCGTTTGACACGATAGTTTCCTCGCTTTCTGTTGGTTGTGAAGTTTCTGCGCTTGCAGCTACTTCGGTTATTTGGGCGTATTCGCCAAATGCTGGGAATGTGACGTGAGATACCTCTTTTAGGGTAGCTTCGTTAACAATTACTTGTTCACCTTTAGTGACATAATCATCTATCATTGCGCCTACGCTAAATCCAGTTCGTAAACCCTCTTGTGCTTCGGCTAATGCGTCGTCTCCTGCATTGGTTCGTGCGATTTTGAATGTTCCGATAATTCCTTTATCGTCTTCTTCATATCTTGATAACTTACCTATTGGTCTAGTCATATCGTGTTCGGTGAAAAGTTTAATACCCTCACCAATTTTTAATGAGCCTTGTTGAAAAACAACATCACCCATATTGGTATGTCCTACCTGACCAAAAGGAACAATAACGCCTGTTAATTCACGTTTAGATGAATTAGCTGCGATAATGTCGGTTGAGAATTTAATAAAGTTATTCATTTATCAAATCTTCCCTTTCTCTTGCTTCCTCTACTGTCATTACACCTAAAGGAATAAGTTTGCTGTAAATGTCTGCACGTTCTTGTGCGCTTGGTGAATAGAATTCTTCTAAATCGTATTTAACAACTGAACCACGTGGGGTTATGTCGTTATCGCTAAGTCTTTGTGTAATACAAGTCATTAAAGGACGTAGTGACAAGTCAATCAAGCTTCTGCGTTCAGCTGTGACGTTTGAATAAGTCATTGAACCACCTGCGTTACCACCTACGTAGTATTCAGGTAAATTACAAGCCCTAGCAATTTCAGAAGCCATATATTGACGTGCTTGGTTTAGCGTTAATTGTTCTGGGCTAAATCCTATGCTTTGAAAGTCGATTGTGTCGTTAACAAAAGCTGTGCCACGTGTTTGTCTTGCTTCTTTCCAAGAATTTAATAGGGCTGTAACTCTTTCGGCTGGCATAGGCAAGTTTGATTTCAACACAACGTTAGGTGTTGGTTCATCTGCAAATCTTTTAACTGCCTTTTCTAAAGCCAAAGCTGTTTGTATTGTTATTCCTGCTCTTACAAGTAATCCCTCGTCGTAACCAGTAAACGGAATTAAACTTCCTAAACCGTTTTGTGGGACAACTGTGCCATCGACGCTGTAGTATCGGACATTAAAACCCTCTGCATCTAAAGTTCTTGTAACACGTGAAGTTGAAATCCACTCAGCTGATAAAGGTCGTCCGTCTGTGCCAAGTTCAAGTATTCTTAAATATCCTTGACCTGTAAATAGTAAATCTTCTGCAAGAAATGTATATACAGATTGTCCTGTCATACGTGGGTCTGGTTGTCTAATAAAAGGTGGGGTCGGAACTCTGCTGTTGTTTGATTCGCGTCTAACTTCTAAAGGTAATGAACCGATTGTGGAACAAATAATGTTCCTTGCCCTAGCTACGCTTGGTACCTGCATAGCCTGTGCTCTGGTAATGGAAGATAAACCAAAATAGTCAAAAGGTTGGGCGTACTGTTGGTAATTGTAAGGCGCTACAGCAGCATCTACTTTGTTTACGTCCTCATTTGGTGTGACACCAAGAAGATTTTGAAAGAAGCCCATAACTTCTAATTCTTTACCAAATCGTTATAATAGTCAAGCACCTAAGCAACTACAATGTCTTGGTTTGCACCACGTATGCCGTACTGTTCGGCTTTGAATACAGCTAGAACCATTGAGATAGCAGCTGTTGATTGTTGTCTTCGCATAATATACCAAGCCCCAGACTCGTTTGCTTTTTTAATACAAGAATTAACACTTGAAGTTAAATCAGGTTGATTACTATGAGCAAGTCTACCACCACTCATAGCCGATAACGTGGCATCGCACGCTTGGTAATAATCACTTCCTTTAATGACTTCTGCGTTTATGCCTGCCTGTCTTAGCTTGGCTACTACAGAGTCACCACTAAACCTGTTGGCAACGATTGCTTCAGCGTTGTAATGTTTAGCCCACTCTGATACACGTCCAGCAATAATTAAATCATCTATTGCGTATTCTGATTCAATTGCTTCCATTAGTCCTACTGCTATTGAGCCATCGTCTAAGACTTGTGTTCCTGTTAAAGCCCAACTTGTTCGTTCTGGTGATATTTCTAAACCTAACCAAGTTGGTCTATCTGGTTTAAGTTCAAGTATTGGTTGCATACAAGAATTCCAAGAACCAAGTGCCCAAGGGCTGTTCATTGTTGTTACCCACATACTTAAACATTCGGTCATAAACACTTCTGTTGGGTCTGACATTCTGGCTTTGATTGCCGATATGTCAATAGTGCGACCTAGTGCAGGGTTTGCTTCTTTCCAACCCTCTATGTCGTTTAGTTTTCTGTGTGGTGCTGCTGACCATTCCATAAAGTTAATATCATCATCGGTATCTTTTTCAATTTTTTCTAAAGCACGTTGTCTGAGGTTGTTTAATACGACGCTTTGGTGGTCACCTGCGTTACTAATGAAAAATCCTTGCGAATCAGGACGAGCTTGCATCGTGTACGCCAAAGCTGAGTATGCGTCAAAGTTTTTATGTTGTCTTACTTCGTCCAGGTAAACAACGTCTGAGGATAAACCTCTAGCTGCGCCTGCTGTTGGTGCGATAATCTTGTAACGACAGCCTGTGCCTTTGATTTCTATTTCTTCTCGACCATTAGCTCTTGTTATGTGTTTAACTTTACGCCTTAGCCAATCAAAGTTATCTACAACTTCTATGACCTGTCTAAATGTTTCTAAAGATAAGTCTCTGTTCTGTGCTGTGGCTACTTGTAGTTTCTCATCCCATAGGTAAAGCCCAGCCAGGATACGCATACGTAATAAATGTGTTTT